TGAGCAATCGCAAGTTCATCCGGTCGAAACTCTGCCAGCGTCGAAACGATCAGAGCGTCAACTGGAGCCGGTGTTTCTTCAATAATCATCTGAGAAATCCTTTCATCAATTCGGAACGGGAAACAAAAACTTCAATCTGTCGGTCAACGGTCAGGAATGACCATGCGCCTTGGTAGTCAGCCCAACACCAGAATTCACGGTCACCGGTCTCTGTGTCCATTTCGTACACGATCGATTCTGTGACCAGAATGCCGAGCTTCTCCTGCAACAGTGCATCGCAATAATCCTGAAACTTGCACAGGTCGGCATTCTTGAACTTGCGAGGAACGTCACTTGTCAGGATCTCGTGTGCGTCGTGATACAGTCCCCACAGTTGCACCTGCGCAGGCTGTTCGCTGAGTGCGTCAAACACGTTCAGCGAATGACTCAACACCGAGCACAGCGGGTGCTGACCACCAAATCGGCCAATCCGTGAAAGGCACTCAGCCACCCATTGCGGATCTTGCACACATCGACTTGACCATGTTTCAGGATCGTCGATGTAATTCGGCCATTTACTCACAGCGTGACTCCTTCCGTGAGTCGGTAAAAACAGCCCGGCAGTGCGAGCTGTAGACAAACACTGCCGGGCTTTCAGGAGGGCCATCGCAACGCACGACAGCCAATCGAGATCACTGTTTCGCGAATGGATTCGCTTTGGCGGCAGGTGCTGAAGCAGGAGTTTCAAACGCTTCCTGCATCATGTTGGTCTGCTGCTGAGCGTTTGATTCGGAACGGGACTTGTAGCCCTTGATCTCGTTTCGCGGGTTTCCGTTCTGGTCTTTGCCGATCGCAACCTTGATCGTCAGCGGTCGGTTGTGCAGTTCCTCGCTGTGCTGCGGGTTCTCAATACCGGCTGCCACGCAGACTGCTTTCAGTTGCGCACGTCCGATTTGCTGAGCCTGTGCCGATTTGTTGACGATGTTCAGCCCGTCGAAAAGTGTTCGGTTCTGAAACGGACCATTCAGAATCTGCAGTTTCAGTTCCAACCGCTGCCCGGTGTTGTCTTTCGTCGGATTCTTTTCGCTGCTGACAATCACCGCCGGATATTCGCCTGCCGGAATCGGTTCAAACGATCCTCCCGGCTGAACGTTTTTCAAATCAAGATCCATCAAACTCGCCATGTCAACTACCCTGCTTTCTGTACTGGAGAAACTGAAACACCCTTCACGCTGTCATCACTTTTCGGAAACCACTTCGCATAGTCAGCCCATGAAAACCCGATCTCCGCTGGCATGCCTTCCAGCCGATTCTTTGCCAGGCATGCCGCTGATTCCTGTGTTCTCAGGTATCGCTCTGAATTGCCGACAGCAATTCCTCGTTCCTTGTTAAACCCGAGATCCTCTTTTCGGACGAAGACGCGATACGAGGCAAATAACACTTCGTCACACCATTCCTGAAGCATCGCTGATGCACTGTCATGCAGTGCTGGCTGATAGCGGTCGTATGAATCGGTTTCCGGGTCACTGTGTTTTTTGATTGCACAGTGAGCCAACAGAATGACGCCGATTGACTTTTCTTTTCGCAGCCAGTCGAGCTTAAATGTGATCTCGTCCCAGTACTTCAGCGCAGATTTGTAGCCATTGCCAAAGCCGATATCCGCGAAGTCTTTTCCGGCCTTCTTCGCGACTTCAGCGTGAATCAGACCTTCCAGCCAATCGGCTGAGTCAATCGCGATGTGCTGGTATTTGTGCTTGTCGTTTGCAAGCCATATCAACGCTTCGTTAACTGATTCCAGTGACTGCAGATGCTCCGTTCGTTCGCAGTCAATGTCGTCAAGTCCGTCCTCCAGATTCAATAACAGGCAGTTCGGTGCCTGTGCCGCCCATGTGCTTTTACCGATGCCGTGAACGCCATAGAGCAGCGTTCTGCGCGGTTTGGTTTTCTTGCCACTAACAATCTTCACTGGTCTTCTCTCCTTCTTTGAAATCACTCAAAAACACTTCCACTTCACGACACTTCCATCTCTTTGTTTTCTTATTCTTCGCCCACCCATGCACGAAAATTCTGTGACCGTTTTCCACCCATTCTTTCGCCAATGGTGACGCTGAAATCTTTTTGATTCGTGCTGAGACATTGCTTCCGCTTGTCACCTGAAAAGCCATCATCTTCGGAGCGATGACAAGCAAATCGATAAAACCGAACAGATCCTGCCGAATGCGTGCGAATGGGTTCCAGTGCTCGACAATGGCGACCGTCATTCCGCACTTACGAATCTGTGCAAGTGAACGCTGAGTGGGTGAACTCACTTGCCATCCTTCCGGTCGTCTTGCACTTCCGCCCGCAAAACAGTTACATCTTTCGGAGCATGCACACCAACTCGAACACGCTCGCCTTTTATCTCCATAATCGTGACGACGATTCCGCCATCAATCACGATCGATTCGCCGACCTTACGACCCAGAACAAGCATTGCAGTTCCCTTCGCTAATGACCTTGAGAAATCTGTGAGTAGCAGACATACTGACAGCAATCTGACCGCGTTTTCGCAGCACTGAAACAGCCACATTGGTGACTTCAGTTCCGTCCTCAAAACGCCACATGTCCGTCTTGCAGAAGTACGGCGCAAAGAATCGGCCGCTGTTTCGCAGTCGCTGTTTGCAGACGTGGCCAGCTCGTAGCTTTCGCAGCACTGCATCTGCTCCGAGTCCTTTCACTTTTGACATTAAGACTTCCTTTCTTTTTTCTAAGTTGTTCGAGTCGTGGCAACCGGTCCATGGTCATTAAGAGCGTGTCACGGCTCACCACGATTCCGCCGCCGGGAGTCGAACCCGGCGCAGACCGTCAGCGGAAAAAACACTGGAAGCGGTCAATCAGAATCATTGATCCTGAGTCCCAAAACGCAGACCGCCTCCAGTGCGGAGAATGCGTTTAGTCGCGGTCGTTTCGACGCAAGTTTTCGTCAGTGATTACCCAGCAGACGATGCCGCCGAGCACAGCGAAAAATATGGCTATGAATTCATTCATGGGACACACTCCGTTATGAGCGTTGAGAAAACGCGGCCTCAGTCGCAGCAGTCGGACAGAGCCACTGGCTGAGGACCGCGAAATGATGCACCGAAAACAATCCGGTGCATCGTGCTGTTTCAATTGCGGCGATACGCACCGCAAGAACAAATGGACGCGGTCCCAGCAGACTTAGGGTTCACAGTGCCACACGCAGGGCACTTCCGGGCATCTCGCAGGCGACGAAGAAAAGCAAACATTGTCTGTCCTCCAATGTGTTTTTGTTTCAATTAACGCAACAGATATTTACGACTCTGTAAACCAGAGTCAATCTCACTCTACCATATTTTTTTTATTTTTCAAAAAATTTTTGACACGGCGCAAATCTGCAGCGGTCAAAATCCATGCAGTACCGGATTCGGCCTTGCGCCCGATTGCTCCGCCTGCAGCGATGAGGATTTGTCGAACCCGTGCGTCAGTGCATCCCAGTTGTGCGGCTGCTGATTTCGCGGTGTAGAGTGGTGATGTTTTTTTCATGCCGTGAGTTTACGATATGGAAAAATAAAATCAATAATAAAGATTGACGAGTGGTTTACAATATTGTAAAAATTGAGAGGTAACGATACATGATAGGATTGAACCCCATGACAACACCAACCCCCGCCCACCATATTCTCGCAGCTACCGGCAACACCGATCATAGCCCATGCAAACGTTGTGATGGCCCAGGGCGAGAATTGCATGTGTGCCCGTTCGAGCAAGAAATCAACAACGATGAAACACCGTGCAACTGTTGCGCGAAATGTACTGACGATTGCAGCATGGAAATTTAAGTCCGCATAACGACGGCATTCACCGGGTTGCGGCCGGTGACTTTAACTCTTCAAGAACCGTGACCCGCAACTCCGGTGGAATGCTTTGTTATGCCGCCTTGTCTGTGGTATCAGGAAGCATTGCCGGGCAAAGACTGTTGTAACGGACCTCCGAACTATCGGTGCGAACACTGCGAGCCAGACGGCTTCTGTGAGTCGTGCGATAGTTTCGAGGGTCGGGGCATAGAACAGATTTGTGAGTACGCTTCGACGTGTGACGAATGCGGTGAACTGGTGCATCACGATCAGCAACGGATACCGCCGGACTCCAATGATCAACTCGGTTACTGCTGGCTGTGTCGTCCTGATTTGTTTGAGGATGAGTCGGCATAACGCTATTTTCACCGGGCAACCGGGAAAGGAATTTCAATGTCAAAGAACGCTTTACCGGTTGCTCCGGTGCAAAATATTGTTCACACGCCGGGACCGTGGGGCGTGGAACAAACGACTGTGAGCAATTGGATTGGACGCATGCGGGCAGATGGTTCCAAGGTGGAGTACATCGTAGCCCATACCGACCGCGATTCACTGCGAGATGATGTTCTGGTCCGGAATGACGCGAACGCTCGGCTGATTGCGGCGGCTCCGGAACTGCTTGAGGCGTGCAAGGCAGGATTGAAAGCGTGCGAGGCTTCTGGCTTTTTGGGGCCAGTGGAAATGATGCAGCGTGCAATTTCAAAGGCTGAGTCAGTCGTGTGAACGCTTGGCTTAACAGGGTTGCGGACGAACGACTATGAAAGCAGAACACGGCATGACCGCAACTCCTGTTCAAGCCATTGTTACCCTGCTTTTTCTGCGACTTTCACCAATCTGGTAAAATCTTTCCGAATAGTATTGTATTCGTGGGACGAATAGGCGATACTTCTTTTGTCGCAACGAAGAAGTTCAGCGAACGACTGACACGGGTTGTGCGACGCACACGGGAATAGAGCAATGATTAACTTCGACGGAATCATTATTGGAACAGAATCAGAAGTTGCTTCTTTCGGTTCAGATCTGTGCTGGAACTACACCGATGGTGGAGTGGTGGTAAAGAATGGTGACGCAATCGCGTGTGAGTTTGCGACAAGATTTGCAAGCCGTGACGGCCTCCGCGTGATTGACGCGATCCGCAAGTCGTCTGAGGGGTTCCGGGTTCAGGTTAGTGATCACGGGTGCGGACGCAAAAGCGTGCAGGTTTTTAATGCAGATGGTTCACTGGCGGCTGATGCAAGCGTTGGTGAAGAATGAAAGACCCGATGAGCTTGCGGCTCGGCCCTCTGGCCGGGCCGCTTTTGTTGCGATGTGAAAGCACTGGAGAAACACCCAGCGACGTGCTACGGTTAGCACTGGCAAAAGAGCTGGGGCTTGAGCCTCCCGCGATGCCACAAGGCTTCGCGGCGATGTCGGAGAAGACTGCGGCAAAGGCTCGGAAGAAGTCTGCGAGAACGAGACGGGCCGCTAAGTCAGGGTAACGACGGCATTCACCGGGTGTGAGGGAGCGACTATGAATACTGAAAACGGGCAACCGAACACTCCGGTGCAATGCGTTGTTATCGTGCCTTCTGTTGTCAGTTTCGGCGCAGGAACGAACTCCACAGCGATTCTGCAGGGTATGCTGGAGCGTGGAGAAAAGCCGGACGCGATTTTGTTTGCCGACACAGGAGGAGAAAAACCGAAGACGTACCAGCACTTAGAACGCATGAAGCAGTGGTGCAAAGATGTCGGCTTTCCGGAAATGATCGTAGTGCGATACAGCGACACAAGTCGACATGCAAGCCTTGAGGATGAGTGCCACAACAATGGAACACTTCCCAGTAAGGCGTTTGGCTTTGGTGGATGTTCACAGAAGTGGAAACGATACCCAATGGATAAATGGGTGAAGGCGTGGCCTACCGCACAAGCGGCATGGGAAGCCGGAAACCGCGTGCAAAGAGTAATCGGAATTCACTACGGCGAAACACGGCGTGGAAAGATTCCGGACGATGCACAGTTCACATATCGATTCCCGTTGAGGGAATGGACGTGGGGACAAGAGGAGTGTGAGGCCGCGTGCGTGCGTGCGTGCGGATACGTGCCTGAAAAGTCAGCGTGCTTTTACTGTCCAGCGATGCGAAAACCGGAAGTGCTCGCACTGGCAAAAGAGCATCCAGAATTATTTCAGCGAGCGGTTGAAATGGAACAGAATGCACGAGAGGCAGGGGGGCTCGATGTTGTGAAGGGACTTGGGAGACACTGGAGTTGGGAAAGCCTCGTTAAAGCGGACAACGCACAGATGAGATTGTTTGTTGAAGACGGTCTTTCGATGTGTGAAACGTGTGTCGATTGGTAGTCACGATAACTTTGAATTATCAGCCGCAGTGATATCCCATCCGACCCCGCAAAAACGCGGGGTTTTTATTCGCCCTGATGGAATATCACTCGCAGAGTCAGGTACATGATAATGCCTCGCAACTGATATTCAGAAATATCACTCGCGCAGGATAAACACAGCGAGCCGCTGCGATTTCTCGTAACGGCTCTCCCGGTGCTGTGGTTGTGGCCTGCATGCCTCTACGACGGTCCGTGCTTTCAGGGTTGTGGCAGCTCTGCTCGTGACTCTGTGTTGTAGTGAATTGTGCGACCGTCTTTGATCCAGCTGCCGAATGCACGATTGGGAGCTTTTGGACGTGGAATCCATTTGCGAGACCAAATTAAATCCGCAGCGGAAGTTCGCTCTACCATCTGCAACGTATCATCGTATCCCTCAGGCCAAACCATGTTTCGAAATTCAAAAACGATGTTGGCTTGATTACTGAACGTGGATGATTTTTCTGAAGGAATGTAAGTGTCGGAGTCTATATCTTCTGTGCCAAAACGATCGGTGGTGTAAACCACTAAGATCCCACGTTCTAAAATTGAGTACCAGTTTCGATCCGGATCGATTTCATTGCCTATTCCCCAATCGTTGTATTGAGCACCCATCAACGGTTGCACACTGACGATTGGAAAGTTACCGAATGGTGGTGTTCGATTGTAATTTGATCCGGGTGGTCCGAGGGTTTCTGTCAATTCGTCTTCTAGTTCCGTTTCCGTTGTTGATGTGTATGACATCCAATTCGTGTAGATGAAACTGTCCGGGCTGAAGGTCCATTTTATTTTGATCCGAAATTCGCCCGAAACTGCACGAATCGCGTTTCGCACCTGATACGCCCACCAGTAGCGACGATACGTTCTGAACCACGGAAGCAACAGATTGGGAGTTTCTACGTTTTCAGTTCTGCCCAGCCATCGCATAACCATGTCGTCTGATGGTGTCGTGTCGACGTTTCTGCCGACAAGCATACGATCGGATGCCGCTGCGTATAGATTCGCTACTCGACAAAACAAGTTGGCGTAATCCTCATTGTTGTCAAATAGGTGGGGTCTTGGGTCTGGATGTACAATAGTCGGCAACAGTTCAAGCGTGATGGTGTGCCCTGCTGTTATCGCGTAGTTGTCATCTTGATCGAGGTTCGCGTTTGTTTGATCTACTGTTGTGCCGAAATAGGCAATGTTTCGCAGGCTGGAAGGCCCATAGATACACAAAGGGTTTTCACTATCTCCATCTGCTAGTTTTGCCGCCCAACTAGAACGATATCCAAGCGTGTGAAGAATAGCACCATCACCATAGTTCGCTGACGGAAGATCTGAAACGCTTCCTGATGATGTGGTCACGAACGTGCCGTATTTACCAAACGTACTATACTTGCCGGACTCCGGAGATAATATGTCCACCACCCCTTCGTTGTTGGTGCAAGCGTAGCTTATCAAAACAGTTTCGTTTTCGATGTTACTTACACCGCTAAAAGTCGGTGTGATGTCGTCAGTCGAATTTGGGACATTCAACCAAATCACCCAATTCCTAGTCCATGTTTCTCCGGGTGTCCAGTTTTCTAATGTGCCGAGTGTGGCTAGTAAAATAGCATTACTTCCGCACGCTCCAATTATTGTGTTGATTGCTGTGGACGGGGCTGATGTTACTGTTGGCACATCATCATACCCGGAGCTGATCAGCTTGCTCGCTGTTACGCCAGTACCGAAGCCAAATGACTGCTGGTTGATTGATCCAATTATTTCGCCGGTCTCTGCATCGAACAGCGTCGCTCCTGCCCGTGTCAGTTTTCCGCCTGAAGTGTTGTCGACAGAAAAGCCCTTGAAGTCACCAGAAAACACTGTCCACACAATCGTCAGTTCAACCGCCTTATGTGGCCACGGCCCGCCGGTCACCGTGACCGATGACACCTCTGTGAGAGCATCAATCGTGGCTTCGATGGTTGCATTTGACGCAGTAACAGCGAATACGCACGCTACGTTGCCAACAGTCGTCAGCGTGACGTTTCCGATTTTGTAACTGTGCCCGTGCAACGTGTAGTATTTCGTGGCGTTGTTATCATCAAAATCAACCAGTTCCAGCACTGGCGGCGGTCCACCACTGGTCACAATGTTTCCGCCGCTAAGCCCGAACAATTCTATTGGGAAATCCGTTGGTCGATAATTGCCTTTCGCGGTTCCGGTGACAAACGCACCGGGGACAACGATATCGCTTTCAACGCTGCCGTCCTCTGCGTTAAGAGTCACCCAATGCAATGCCTCTGCTGCGTTGGGAGACAGTCCGGGAGATGCACCGACAATGCGAGCCTCTAAATACACTGTATCGAGTTCGAGTGTTGCGTCTGCTGTGGTTAATCCAGCTGTTATTTCAAATGCTGGCAGTGTGCTGATTCCAGTAGTTCCAAACGCCGTGGTGATGGTCATCGATGCCCAACCCCATGCACCACTACCCGGTAGGTTTACTACACTTCCGGTGTGCCATGTACCGTTCAGTCGGACTCTCGCACTACTAATTGTACCGTCAGAATTGGAATCAAACCGCACACGCATCCACAGCGTAACACTCGTGATTGAACCAGTTTGCAGAAAGTTTCGCAGCGTCCATTGCTGCGACTGCGTGTCGGGTGCCCCGCTCATCGGCAACACCGGGCTGCACACGTTACCGTCTCCTGCAACCGGCTGCAGAATGTTTTCGTTGATATTTGTAACGGTGCGATTTGTCCACACGGCATTCAACGTCGCACGTGGGCGAATAAACTCAGTCAGCCCCGGACGTATCCACGTGCCACCACCGATGGATGATTGCACACGTTTATTGAGCACTGTATTTGCTGGCACATACCAGCCGGTGATCAGATCACTGTTGTAATGTGGTGTCCATCCTTCACCGGGACCATACTCCCACAGTGTTTCGCCTGTAGATGTGTCATATCGGCGAATTGTGATATTCGCCTCACCGCAACTACAGCACACCTTAAACGCCATGTGATTTACCTCGAAGCCATCGGCCCGCAATCGCCCATGAACCACCAATGACCGTCTATTTTCATTGCGAATCCCAACGTGTCAGCCTCATAAGAATCCGATTCAGAATGATTCCACACGGTCATTTGCTCGGTGCCCTCGGTGTATTCCTCGTCGTCATTTGACCATGTGCAGCGTGTAGCCAGGCAGCTGGTGGCACCGGTTAAGGCGTGCGTCGCTACACCTAAAGCCGCGTCCAGAATCACGGCACGTGGTGGCGCACTGCGAGGGCTGTTTTCTTTGTACGCATTTTCCTGCGTGTTGATGCCCAGCAGCAGGGCTTCTGCGTCTTCCTTTGCGAATCCGTAGGTGCTTTCGTCGGCCATGTCAGATCCTCAGAAAACTGGCAAAAGCAACTTCCTGATACATGGCGAATTCACGAACACTCGGAGCTGTTCCTACTGCGACCTTGCCACCGGATCCGTTCAGACCACCTAAAATGATGTTTCCCGCAGCGTCCTCGTAGGGCAACTGATCTGTGCCGACCTTGTACACGGTGCCCACGTCTAGCCGCTTGTGTTTCCAGTTGCGTTTATCGTATCGCAACGAATACCGTGTTAGCCTGCGTTTGCGACCGTAATAAAAACCAATAACCGACGACATGACAGTGCACAGCAACGTGCCTGCTGCTCGCCCCTTAAACGGAACGCTGTTCACCACTTCATTGCGATCAATTATGGTTTCATCACTTATTGATGGTGATTCGAATTGGAAAAACTCCCAGATTGGAATAAACCGCGCCCGTATCAATCCGTTTTCAAATGGCTGGCCTGCACTGTTCGCTACGGCGACACCATCAAAATCCTTTGTCACAATTTCCTGCAATCGCTCGAATTTGGTTTCGTAAATCGGCACCCATTCCTGCGGATCTTGCGAGTCGCTTTCTTTTTGCTGCGACTCATCAACCTCGCTTGAAAACGTTGCCGTAACGTCCCAGTATCGTGGGTGTTCCTCACGCCGTACGGCTGTTACCGCTTTGCATACCGCATTGCCAAACGATGACACCGACACATTCGCAACAGGCAGGCCTGGCGTTGCGAGAATCGTGAGGCGGCTTTCGTTCGCGGAATCGGCCTTGACGAGAAAATGAAACGTCTCGTCGAGAATTGGAATCCCGCCTGACGATCGAATCGCTGACTGTCCCTGGCGTTGTTCGCCGAGAAGCACTGAGGCCATTATGGAACCTGAATTTCTGTTGCTTTAATGCTGAGGTCTAACTGCGTTGTGCTTGATGCAGTCCCGAGTCGAGTCACGTAAGAACCAGTAGCACGGTCGACGTTTGGCATGATGCCGCCGGCTGTTGGTGACACCAAATACGTTTCACCGACAACCATTGTGGTTCCCACTAAAATGACAGGGCCACCACTCGCCATGATTCCGTAACCGTCGGTCACTCCTGGCGTCATCGCGATTCCCTCAGCGGCGGCGAGTGCTAACGATGCGTTAGCATCTGCGGCGACGAACTTGCTCGAGCTTTGCGCAAGCGGCTGACCGACTGATACCGTGCCTCCGTATTGCACCAAACGAAACTGCGTGTTCGCTGTGGGTCTGACTGCTGTAATGCCGCTGAGATCCGCCATTATCTGATCCTCTTGAATCCGTTTTCTTTTGTCGCCGTCACCAGCTGCGTCAAAATCGTGGTTTGAGTTTCTGCCACTTTTACGGCTCGCTGTTGTTCTTTGTAAAGCTGCTCCGCTTTTTTGGCAATTTCCGTTTCGCCCGGTGTAGGCTGGTCCGGCACGGCAGCTACCCCGATCTGGCTGTTGACTCTGTCGGCAGCAAATTTAGCGGCCTCTGCAGATCCGACTTCCATTCCTGCGCCCGGGCCTGCGGCGACGTCGGCGCGTCGTTGCTGTTGCTTCTGTTCCTGCTGCGTGAAGTAATCCATCGCCGCCTTGCGTGCGTTCTCCAGATCACGCTGGAACTGTTCTTCCGCTTGCTTTTCCGCTCGCTCGCGTTCTTTCTTTTCGTTCTCGATCGCTTTCAGCCGTGCTTTTTCCTGATCCTCGATTCGCTTCTTCTCGTCTTTGGCCGCCTGCTCCTGCTGTTTCTTATGTTCCTCCAGAGTCTTTCGCTGCGCTGCTGCTGCTTCCTGTGCGGCCTTTTGTTCTGCAGCCGCTACTTGCTTCGCTGCGGCTTCTCGTTTTTGCAGGTTCTTATCGGACGCTCGTGCCTTAGCGTCTTCCGCATCTCGTTCGCGTTGTTCAATTCGGTCTAGTAGCTTGTCAATTTGCGTAATGTCATTCACGCCCGTCGTGGCAGTGTTGAACACATCTCTGACAAACGCCACCATTAACGACAGCCCATCGACGACTCGTTGAATAACACTCACGATGTCGTCGAGTACAGGCTTGACTAAATCAAACGCTTCAAACAGCATTAGGCCCAATGGTGCCAATGCCTGACCCGCTGCAGCCAGTTTCTGTTCCATATCGCTCAGCGCAATGTTCATTTTACCGCTTAAAGTTTCCGACAGCCTTTCAGTCATGCCGTAGAACATTCCACCTTCTGCAGTGGCGTTTTCGAATGCTGTTCGCACTTCATCAGCCGAAATACCTCCGGCCTCCATGCGGGCTTTTAGTTCCAACAGGGTTTCGCCGGTGTCTTTGCTGATTTGCTGCAGCGGGTTGAAACCTGCATTGACCATCTGAAGCAGGTCTTGCCCCATCAAACGCCCTGCGGCCGTAGTCTGTGAAAACGCGAGCGATAGCATTTTGAATCGCTCGTTGTTACCGCCAGTGACGTCCGACAACATCTGCAGATTCTTCTGCACGTCCTGCGCTGCGACGCCGAAACTCAGCATTGTTTTCGTGGCTTCGGATGCATTTGAAAACGTTACCGGGGACTCTGCAGCGAACTGGCGGATTTGCTCGAACAACTGCCGGCCTTCTTCTACACTGCCGGTAAGCACTTCAAAGGCTATGGTTGCGTCCTCAACCTGCGTTGCCAGTTGCAGCGATTTCGCTACGGTCTGGAATCCAATGTAAGCGGCTGCCATGCCTTTAATAGAGGATATCGCTGACGCGGAAGACGACTGAGATTCTTTCGTAGCTCTCGCTGTATCGCGAATTGCCGGAGCGACTTGCTCATGTTTTCTCTTGAGATGCTCTACGGCATTTCCGTATTCCCTAGATTTTTTACCGGCCTCACTAAACGCACGATTCAGCAGGTCCAGTTCCTGCTTGTACTTCTCTGCCGGCGGAACGGACTGCCGCATTATCGTGGCCACCTTTGTGACCTCGCTCTTAGCGAGATTTGCACCCTCGCTGAAGTTTGACACGTCCATTCCAAGCCGGACGTTTAATGCGGTAATCGTTGTCATGTGAACCCGAATGCTCTCTTCAGAATATCAGACTGTGCTTTCGGATGTGTTATGCCGCGAGTTTTGCGTTTCGTCCGTTTTTGCCATCGCAGTGAATCGGACGGCAAAAAATCCACCACGCTCATCGTGTCCATTTTGACGCCTCGCGTAGCTGCCAGAATCGCACTGTTTGCGTGCACTGTCGCGGCGATCGACGCGACTTGTTCCCAGTGCGATCCGAACGGCTCACACTGGTAATATGCCCACCATACTTCAAACACTCTTTCCGGAATTGAGTCTAACCACGCTTCCGGATCATCTATTCCAAGCTCGAGACAGACTCTGCAAGCGAACCTGAGACGGTGGTTGAGACGGACTCCCCCAGCATCTCGGGAGCCTCACTGACTCGCGTAAACTGCTGGCATTCCTCAGACAGTTTTTGGTAGAACCCCAAATCGATCGACCCGAGCGACTTCAGTTCGGTGTCCTTGAACAGCCGCTCGCCCTCGTCATCGATCCACATGCGAGCAACAAGCAACAGAATCGCGTCGTTCAGATTTGTCGCGTTCCACTTTCCATCTTTGTCGACAAGTGACATTTGATACTGAGAAAACTCCAGCGGTGTTGGACGTTGAATCCGCACCGCATTTCCGTTGATCTCAATATCTTTTGTCGCTCGCTTTGTGAGCTTGCCTAACGTCGCTCGCGTTAGCGTCATAGGTCGTCATCCTCTTGTGGTTGCAGGTCAATATCGACGGGCATGACAACGCCGCCGATGGTCAGTGCTGCCGTTTTATTAACGGCCTCGATCAGTTCGGCTTTCGTGTTGTCGTCAAAGGTGACGATACACTGCAGCCAGGAATCGGGTTCCTTTGGCAAATACCCAACCTGAATGTCATCGCAAAACACGATCCATTGACCGTGGTCGACTGGCGTTCCGTTGGGTGATTCGCCCACGTGATCAATCAACTTGATATCCATCATGCTTCCCGAGTCTGTGCGAGTGATTCACCAGTCATTTTGAGGGTAAATTCAGAGTCCATCGTTTCATTGTTGGCCATTTGAGGAAATGCCACACGGCTGAAAAATGCTTTGCCGGTGATTGTGCCGCGAGTCACTCCGCTGGTTGCAGTGCTCACCTGCGGCAACGTGACCGTCACCGTTGCAACGGTGCCGTCGATAGGCGGAACTCCCAAGGCAGCACTGAACCGCACTACTCCGCTAATTTCGTTCGGGACGGCCAAATCATGCGGGTCAACTCGCATAAAGCCAGTATCGGACAACAGCGTGACGTCTCTTTCTCCGAGCGTCCATTCGCCGGGATTGATCGAGACGATGTTTCCAGCCCATGCAGTGGTGATGCCAGTGGTCTGTGCACCGCCCAAGGTGATCGTTGCTGTGTTTCCAGTTTTGAAACGTGTTCCGGTAGCCATGTTCAGATTGTCTCCTGATATGCGATCATGTAATCAAAAACGGTCAGGTAGCGATGTTCCTGTGAACCATCCGTCGGCCGCTCATCCAATGTCTGGATGCCTCCGGAAATCATCACAGATTCAATAAACACACCACCCATTGCTCCGGTATAACCCTGCAGATTACTTGTCCTCACGGCTTCTGCGATCAGATTCGCACCGGCTCGTGTCGATGCAAACGCAGTGAACTCAACTCTGCTTCTGACGATTCCTGCCAGTCCGTTAATCAAATGATCGTGAATGGTGCTGATGACTGTGTAAGTCAACGCTCCGCCAGTTCGTATTGTGTAGCCCTGTGGCAGCACGTCTGGATAGATCCGGCTTGACACCAGCGCCGCTACGCCGGTGTTCGCTGCTAGGTATCCTCGTACTGCACTGCCGATGTCCGCCATTAGTTGGCCGCCTGTTTTGCGGCTGCATCAATTCCCGCTTTCAAACTTGCTTTTACTGCCGATGCTGCTGCCGATTTTGTTTCGTCCGCCGTTCGTTTGACGAATTGATTTACCTTTCGCACCGTTCCAGCATCGCGACCCCACAACACTTTTCGATTGTGATCCCGCGAAAACAGATTTCCGTGACCGCCTCCGTCACTGTACGATGGTCCCACCAATCCCAGACGGCCGACGATTTGCCCGAATTTGCGTTGTGGACGCACGACAGAGCGAATCGTGGTTTTGAGCTTTTTGGCACCACTCCATTTCTGTTTCGTTTTTGCTGACTGCTGTCGTCTGCCGTCCTGACTTTCTGGCGTGTTGGCAATCATTGCCGACTCAACCGGACGGCTGCCCGCCTCAATCGCTTTTGTCAAAACTGTTGTTTGCACCTCGTACACCAACTTCTGCAGCGACTGCACTAACTCATCACCGTTAATCAATTCCATGCCGACCGACACGCCATGCCGTCGGCCGACAGTTTGTTTTCGAGGTCTGGCCATTACAGCACCACCGATTTGCAATAAAGTTCGCGATACCGATCCATTCCCTGCACCGGCTTAACGTAGACGATGTAGAATCGCTGCCCCTCGAAGTCGATCGCCATTTCTGGCGTGTAGCCGCTTCGGTACCGCACGGTGAAAATCGCACTGATACCAGCCTCCACCTGTCTACCTCTTGCTCCTTCTCCGCCAGTTGTCGGTTCCATCTTTGCCGGTTCATCGGCTAACCAACGATTGACCGTCACCACAGGCTGGCCAGCAGCGTCCTGAGTCGTAGTTTCCACGCTGACCGTGATGCGGTGCCGCATTGTCCCGAGCCGGAATTTTCGTTCAGGGCGAAACGTCATGGATAACTGGCTCTCATTTTTTTGGCCACCAACGCCTCATAAGCTTTTCGTTCTCCCGGTGAAGCAATCATGTCTCTGTCTTCAAACCGATTCGCCAGGCTAAGCTTGATTGCCATGCGATCCAATTCCGGACACGCGGCCGACGTCGTTCCATAGCCTGCCGTGTAAGTAATTCGCACGGCCTCACTACGATCCTGCAGCACAGGCTTTACAAATGTGTCCAGAAATCGCACCTCGTCGCCATTCAGATAATATTCCGACGAGGAAATAGTCTGTTCCGTTCCTGCGGCATCCATGTATTTGACCGACGATATCGCAATGACCGGCCGAACCGTCAACGTGATGACCTCCAGCAGTTTTGGCAGCCGATGCTCGAGCGTGCGTGTGATCAGTGCTATTGACGTGTCTCGTTCCCATTCCTCACGCGCGGCCGCGATGATTGACACAAGTTCCGTGTCGTGGCTATCGTCGCTTGCCCCGATGCTGAGCTGTGCTTTCGCTTCTGCGATCGTTACTGGTTCGCTGGTCGGTGGTGTCACTACTCTGACCGTGTGGCGAATCTCCTGATCCTTGATTCGCGTCGTTCGGCTCGGGTAATAATCTTGCCACGTTGTTGCGTTGCAGAACATCAAACACACCTCCGCCTATCACATCCAACTGGAACCGAGAACCCATACGATAACCGCGCCAGTCCTGCATTAACTCGACTTGCATGATTCAATCCATTCGTTCGGGTATGCGTGCACAGCTTCGTATGAGGTAGGGTCCACCATAACAACCATTTCCTCGAGATGTCCGATTCGCGTCTGGGGATCGAGATAGACGGTGTTGCCGGCTTTCTCCCATTGCTTCCAAAACCAGATGTCGTCATCGATTCGCAGATCACCCCATTCGCCGTGTTCGTCTGGCTGTGACCAGAACCAGGGCTTTGGTACGTCCTTTAGTTTTCGCAGATCGATTACGGTTAGGCCGAAGTGTGCGGTTGAGACCTGCAACGGCTCGCCCGTTACCTCGACTGATGATTTTCCTTTGATGCTCGCCAACATCGTCTTATTGCCACGTCGGATCTGCATTGATGCGAGTGCGTCAATGTGCGGATTTGCTTCAAGCGTTCCAAGCAGCCGCATGATGTCTGAATCTGTGAACAGAGAATCTCCATCACAGATCACAGCAATATCCACTTCGCGTTCTACGGCCTGCTGCAACATCCGCTGCATGCATTGGCCATAGAACACACCTTGCGAATCCTGTAGAGGAATCTTTGCGGATACAAATGCCGCATCAATGTGGTCTCGACAGAGTCCGTTGATATATCGCGGCGATGTCATCATCCCGCACACTTTGACAGATTTTAAGGTCACTCGTTTGCTCCGGGTGTTGTGAGAATGTTTCAGCCAATCGCGACGAAGTCCGCCTGTCCTGTGGTGCCTGATGGGTTCGTGTCCAGCACCAAATCAGCCACTGCCGACAGTGCTACCACACTGTTCGTGGTGTGAGTGCCAGGCGTCGCGAACAGGCGGATATAACGCTTTCGCGTACCGTCCTGATTCACATGAAATTTTGCGACACGCCCGGCTGTGGTCGACAGTGTGACCGACAGCTGCATCGTGGTTGTCGAAATGTCTGTGAAGTCGGTTGTGGTTGTGGTGTCCGATTCCTGAATCTTGACCACGACCGGAGCGGCGTTTGTGTTTGCTGCTGCTGAAGTGGTAAGAATGATCGTCGCGTAATCCGCGTTACGCATATCAACAATGGATCCAGCAACCGTGGCAGTTGCGGCTGCCGTCTGCGATGACAGTGCAATCACTGCCTGAGTCATTTGATTCGGTTTCATGTTTTTACCTTATGAAAATGATTTCGTTTTGTTCTCAGAAAGACCGGAACGCCAGCGAACCAGCGTTCCGGCCGGGTCCACCCGGAGCGACGAGTGGGTCAGTTATCAGCCCATCTGAATCATCAGCAGCGGACCTGCAGCCGAAGCCGTTCCGCGTTCATGCACGTTGATGTCGAAACGCTCCGTCACTCGCAACGCCAAAGCGTCCTGAGCAAAGTACAGCGATTCGTCAGCCCGCAGCGTCACGCCGCGACGTGTGCCCATCGTGGCAGCCATTGCCAGATCACCGAAGTAGGCAATCTTGGTTCCGGACGATGCCGTTGACGGCAGTGTCTGAATAAACCGCACTGGATAGCCAAGAAACTGCAGCACAGGGCCGCTTCCCAGATCTTGCACGGTGTTTCCACCGGCAGCCATCTGCAGGCGTCCCATAGACGCATGGTAGACGGCTTTGTGCACGTACCACGCTGGCTGAATGCCTGGGAATTCTGGCAGTTTGCCGACGGCTTCCTGAAACGTGCCGATCAGCAAATTGGACAGGGCCGTAACGCCGGTTGCCGTGACGATTGACCCTGCAGCCAGGGCATTCGCCACACCCGTGATACCTCCGAACGTGCTGGTAGCATCACCGAGAAAACCGCACTGGTCTTCACGGACTGCCAGAGCGTAGGCAAACTCCCGAGCGTAGTAATCCGCGACTGAAATGATTGAATCTTCATTCAGTTCGCTGGAATACTGCGTCAGAGCAGCCAATTTCTTGGCTTCCAGTCGCACTTGATCCAATGCGGTGACGGATGTCGTGATCGTGTCATTCTGTCCCACGAAATACGTGGTGAATCCAGACACGCGACGAGGAACAAGCGAAACGTCTGAAGTCATTGGCCAGTTCATGGCGTAACGCCGGAACATGCCGAATTCCTCCTTCAGGTCGATGAGAGCGTTTTCCAACACTTCCGGGACGAGGTAGCCGCCATTGCTGTTGTCGTCGCTGCTGTGCTGCATGGATACGCCATGATCCTGCAGCCACATTTTAGACTTCTGATCACCACCGATGGCAGCCATCAAGAAACGGCCGGTCAGATAGGCGTTAGCTTCTGCGTCTGGCCCCTTGAAGTGCTTGACAGTGCCGTGACGCTTCGCAGTCGCGGGGACTTTGACGCGAGGCGGGTCTGCCGTGGCAATTGCCGTGCTATCGGTCTGGCCGCCGACTTCAATTGAGCCGATCGAGCGAACTCGAGCGGCTGAATTCTGCGACATCCGTGCCGCTCGCTTTTCGTCTGCGTAGAGTTTCTGCAGAACTCCGGGCTTGTCGTCCGTGCCCTGAATGCGATCAACTTCAGCAGTTTCTTCTGCCGTCAGATCGCGGTTCTCCTCTTTTGCCAGAGCAACAATTGCGTCGACTTTGCCAAGCTCTTCGTCGATCTGCTCACGAATTACCTTGAGATTCCAAATCATTTTCACGGTTCCTTGAGTCGTTGTTATGCCGACTCAGGCCATGAAAAAAGCGGCGCAAAAAGTCGGCGAATTGGTTTCGCTTTGACTTTTCCGGCCGCTAACGAGTTGCTCAGAAAATTCGTGTTCGATGCGGGATGTCTCCCCCGCGTGATTGTGATTCTAGGCTACTTCCGTCAGTTATGTCAATATATTTTTGCGACTTAGCACTTACCGCCGCATTGAGGACAAATACCGGGGTTTCGACCACCGGCACAAATCAGCCAGACGATCAGCCATAATCCGCCGGTGAGCAAGCTTAGCAATAAATGCAGTACATGGTTTGCTGTCCGCACATCCGCGACAACTCGCTTGTGGCATTGTTTACAGTTACGAGCTTCTTTAATCATCGCCATAACGAGTCTCCCAATAAAAAACCCGCTCACGAGTGGTCAGGCTCGTGGCGGGTTTCTTAACACGGCCGGAACCGCATTATTTATTGTTTACCATTTCTGACCAAATGGCTGTGCTGCAATCGTAAGTTTAGCAGGCCCACTGATCAAGCGTTATCGGCCGAACATCGCTTTTAATTGTTGGAGTCGTATTTCGCGTGATGCAATTACTGCGGGAGTCCTGCTGCCTGCGTGCGGCTCATGAGGGTGAGTCTTATCAGGCTTTCCGCCATACATCGCTTTGGCAAACGCTGGCGCGTCGACGACAATATCACCGACCTCTGTGGCAAAGCCGGCAGCGACTGCCTCAGAGGCTGTGTACCATGTTTCCGCGTCAAGGATTTCTTTAACTGCGTTGCGGGTTTTCTTTGTTCGTTCTGTGTAGGCGTCAAGAATGGAATCGCGATATTTATCCAGCACGTCGGCCGTTTTGCGAAGCTCTTCTGCAGATCCCATGGCCATCGTCCAAGGATTGTGCACCATCATCATCGCGTTTTTTGCCATGACGACACGATCACCAGCCATGGCGATGTAGCTGGCGATTGAGTAAGCTGATGAATCCACTACGACGTCAACGCCGCCCTGATGCCGCTTGAGTGCGTTGAAGATTGCCCGCCCTTCGTCGACGCTGCCACCAGGTGATGAAATTCGCAGCGTAACTCTGCGCCCAGACATTTTGGCCAAATCAGGCAGCACTGTGGATGCGTCGATCATTCCCCAGAATGAGGAACCGATAGCGTCATAAAGAAAGATTTCGCCTGTTTCGTGATCAGCTTGGTACATAGTTTGCGACCTTTTCGACAAAAGAGTCATGGACAAAAATGGAATTGACTCGTGTCGTCCCGAGTCGCGTGTAACTGTGCTCGGCCGCGATTGCTTTCAACGTCGCAGCGTTATTCTGAATTGTGAACCCATCACTTAACTGTTCACCCAGTAACCAGCTAGGAACTTTTTGAACGATATCCGCATTTTCCGGATGACATCGGTCAAAATGCTCCACCATCACGATGTGCGGAGTGCATCTTGAGAGAACCTCGTCCAGAATAATTGAATCAATACTGTCGACGTCAATTACAACCAGCAGCGGAAACGGTGCGAACTCTTTTACATTGTCCGGCACGAATTCGCCTCGATGTGTCGCTTTTGGGTATCTGACTATGAGCATACCAAGCGATTGTGAATCTATTTCAAACAACAGGCACTCATTGCCGCTTTTGTAAAACGGGGCGATTGTCAGCGGTAGCGTCTCGCCGTTTCCTGCTCCTATTTCTACACATTGGCCATCCATCACACCGATGGCTGCGGTTATTGCCAGCAAAATACGCTGCTCGCCAAATTGCCAGCCACCGGCTTCCTTGCACAACCATTCGAATTCCGGCCGATCCGCTACAAAACCCTGATTCATACTGTCGCTCCAAGTATGTTGTCAGCCAATTCCTCAACACGTTCACCCCATGCCGCTGTGAGTTCTCCCACAGCGTCTGGCAATGCTTTTACGGCTGTGCGTCCCATCATTTCAATGAGTGCATCCTGCGATTGTCTGCAGTGCTCAGCAGCCGCATAAGGTGTGCCGCCAAGCTGTTCACACACATCAGATAAGGTGTCCTGCCATTTCGCGTAGAATCGCTCTACGGCCGCTACCGGTGATTTTGTTTTCATTGCGGCCGCTACTCGCTGCTGCTCAATTGCAAGCAGTGGGCGAAGTCGGGAAACAATCGCCATTCGCTGGCGTGCGTCCGGCTCTAAATCGTCGTCGGGTTCAGGATTGTCTGGCACATCCTCCGGCTCATCGACTGGTTCAGTCACCGTGATGGCTGGATTTTTGTATTCATCCCCGCCTTCATACGGGTTCATTTCCAGTTTTTCGCGTGCCTCGTTAGGGCTCATCACCGTGGCTGCAATTAGTTTCGTCAAGTACTCCGCCTGTTTAAGCGGATCCATTCTCATCAGTGCGTTTGTGTTGAATTTGAAATAGTGCGTTTCACTAGTCAACTGGCGTTCCGTCAGCAGCGATCGATTGCAGGCCGCTTCAATGTGCACCAGCCAGCGGTTTAGGCAGTTCGTCAGGTAGGCAAGATGCTTTTCAGCGAGGCTGTTGTAAGAAACGCTGGAATCGTCGCCGAGAATTTCCTCAAGACAGAACCACATCGCAGCTTCCTGCCGCTGGAACAGTCGCTGCTCGATCCATTGCGAGTCCTTGCCGGACATAGAGACCATATTGGCCTTAATGCCCTCGCGTAGCATCGCCGTTTTGCCGGTGTTTTCTGCTCCGTCGTGAGCCTCACGAAACATCGACAAAAACTTTTTAGCTTCCTCCTCATTGCGGAACATTCCGCCAGGAGCTTCCAAAATAAGCGACCCGCTAAAGCCTTTTTTGGCGAGGTTCCTTACCTGATCTTCTGCAGACAAGCCGGCGTCCAGACTGTTGCTCATGACTGCCGAAGCATTCAGCCCAGCGAGCCCGTTGAAACTGAGGCCGTGCACGAAAAAAACGTCTTCATCTGGAAACCACACGGTTTGGCTGTCTTCCGTCACGCCGAGCAATTTCGCCAGCGGCTCATGCTTGCACAATACCGTGCCATGGTATCGCTTGCCCTCGTACCATTCGCTGCCGGAGCGGTCTGGCAATAGTGGATACAAGCCGACTGGCCGAGATCCTTCCCGCACAATCAGGCATCGCCAGTTACCGTAAAGCAGCAGGCTCGGCGCACCAAACATCTTCCATTCGGGAGCGGTCTGGTACTCGTTCGGGCGAGTATGAACAAGCTTATGCCCAGGGTGAGTACGCTCGACTGTGCTGCCACGCTCGAGCCGTCGATGGCAGTTTATAGGCAACTGCGAAAAGTGCCCGGCAATCTTGTTGACTGCGTACCATACTGGCGCATATTCAATTGCTCTTCGTGGCGTAACCTTAGAGTCGCCAAATTCCGGCGAAACGCCGAAAAAAGCACTCAAACCTGAGCCAATTCGTGTGATAAACCGTCTAAACAGGTCCATATTATGGGCTTTCAAACGATGAATAGAGAACCTGTAGGACGTGATGGAGCTAACATCGCTAAGCGAATCCCCATCAACAAGGCTACCGCAGCGTCTATTTTCTCGCTCGAATTCCGCTTATCGGGCATCATTTTACCTTGTGCATTGCTGGTTGTCATCATGTTAAGTGCACACCAGCGTAATATGTTGTCAGTCTTGTCTGGAGTGAATCTGTTTTCGCGAATTGCCGCCGATAGCTCTTGCATCGGCTCATGAAATTGAAAGCAGTTCTGCGGCATTTTTATCACTTCCAGACCTGCCTGTGATAGCTCATCACCTAATTGAGCTGCGTTGTATGGGTCATAGGCTACGGCACGAATTCCGATTTCGTCGGCAAGTTGCAAAAACACATCTCTGAGAGATGCAACGACGTATCGAACGACCGTCAATTCTCCGGTTGCGATCCATCCAGCCCATGGCTGTTTTTTTAGGTCTCGACTCGTTTCGTCGACGATGAATGATTTTGTAAACCCCTCATATCGCCAGATGGTTTTCCCGTCATCGTCTTCGTCTACCGGAAACCTCGCTACAACACCGAAGCTTGCGAGGTCATCACGGCCGCCAAGGTCGATTCCTGCAGTAATTGCGTCGGCGTCACGCCATGAGGACAGACTGTCAGCCATATCATCCCAATCGGCCGGCAGAATAAATCGTTCGTATGCCGACACCTTGCGATTGCAGTGGTATCGCGTGAAGCGATTAAGTTCTACCGGTGAGGTTTTCGCCTTTGCTGCCGCTTCCCTGAGCGACTCCAAACCGATTGAAACGTGAATATTTGGATTGGCTTTCGGCCACAGCGATTCGTCCAGTGCGTCGTCGTTTTCATCCAGTTCAAATATGTAGGAAAAATAAGACTCGTCTACGAAGTCGCCACGCACCACACCCGTTGCGTAGTTGTAATCCTCCTGCCAAAGCTGACTAGTATCGTCCCCTGCAGTAGTAAAGTCACCTATTAACGGCTGAGAACGGTTGCCCGAACCAGTCATCATTGTGTCATAAAATTTACGATGATGTTCACGCCATGCGTGCTTTTCATCCATCAGCACCATGTGAGGATTCAGTCCGTCAAACGGCTTATCGCTTCCAATGCAGTGGATGTACCCCTTGTTGTGACTGAACGTGATCTGCTTATTTATCGGAGTCGACAGGGCTTTTACGTGCTCAGATTGTCCTCGCATGCGTTCGATTTCCGCATACATCACCTTCTGCACCTGTTCGCGCTTTGTCGCACACAACACCACTTCGGCGACATCTTCCGGCCGTCCCGTAAATGGGTTCACATCTGACATCGCGCCGAGTATTGCAATTCCTGAGCCAAGCGTAGATTTACCGTTCTTGCGTGCCATCGTCCAAAAGAAACGACGGAACCTGCGGGTTCTGTCAGCGCATCGCTTCCACCCAAAAATATTCCAGATCCCGAACAATTGCCAAGGCTCAAGCACAAAGGGCATTCCCGAACATTTGCCGATAGAGTGCTTCAGTATTTGAGGGAAAAAATCACAGCATGCGGTAGCGGCATCGAGCGAAAAATAGTACGGAAACTCACTGCTGTTTTGCCGTTCAAGATCGTCGAGGTATCGCTGAATTGCAGCACGATGCGACACACAAGACGCAATGCGACCGCTCAACACGTCCTTGACGTATTTGTCAACTGCCTTGTGTGCCTCATGCTTTTTCATCCGCGTCCCATTCGTGCCATGATTTTGGCAAACGGATCCTCTTTTTCGTCATCGAGTTTCAGACTAGTCAATTTCTGCCGACTGGCTGGCGTCAGGCCCAACTCAGGCAGCAGTTTATTCATCTGCTCGCGAAACTTATTCATTTCTCCAACGTAAGCATTTTTTGCAATAAAGGTGTTTCCGGCTTTGTCGACTCCTTCAATTGCCAGTCCAGTGTTTGCGACCTGCTCACGTGCCTCCATCCATTTTGCATAAGCGGTGCAATACGCGATTAGTATTTCTCGCGTGTCCGATGACAACACACCATTCAGTTTCAGGTCCGCACTTAACTCTGCCCACTTTTGCGATTCACGATCGTCAAACCAGTCCGGCATTTGTGGACATTTTCCATCCGCAACCGGAGCAGCCTTGTTCTTGCGTTTCGGATTCTTGCGAAACGCGCCCGTCGCTTCTTTGAGTTCAGCCGCTAACGGCTTTCTACCTCTCACCATTATTAAGAACCCCCAATTTTGTGGAGACATGCCTGTGCATAAACAGGCTATCAGGGACGACTGATCTCCAACATTATCACCGCCCCCCTGCCTGTTGCCTCGCTAGCTCAATTGATCTATGACATGTGACACACAGTGCCATGAGGTTGCTCCATTGCAACCTAAGCCATGGTGCTTCTGTAATGGGCACTATGTGGTGCACTTCCTCTGCAGCAACAGCCTTACCATTATTCGCACACTCTGTGCACAGTGGATTGTCTTTAATGAAACGATCTCGCAATTGCTGCCAGTCCCAGCCATAGCCTGCCTGTGTTGTACCTTGCCTCGCTCTTTTCCTGCCACGGCCGCACTGTGTACACTCCTTGTTTCGCAGTGCAAGCACGGCACCACATGCACACAGCTTTAGCGTCATGTGTCTGCCTTCGGTGCTGCTACCACACTGCACACCCCTTGCAGATACATGGTCATTGGTGCTGCTGCATCACGTAGAGCGAACCGCAGTGTTCTCTCTGATGCTGTCACTGCAGACGGATACGCAAATGTCACGACGTTGTCACTCGTTCCACCGACGGAAATATCTGCATTGTCTACTGTCGCCACATCCAACCCTGACAAAGTTTCGAAAATAATCTTTAAAGTTTTTCCGCTGAGGTCTACAGCTGTGGTTCCATCGGATTGATATACAGTAATAGTCTGACTTATCGTCTCTCCGACTACGGGCACTAACGTCACTCCGGCACTTCTGTTTGCCACGATCCCTGTGGCTGGCAGGACTGTGACCACGGTTGATGCTGCACTTACCGGATACTCATCCTGCACCAGTGTGGACCCAACCGCCAACCACCCATCCCGCACCGGCCCGACCGCATCATGCAACCGTGCTGAAGCAATGGCTGAAATGCTTTCCGCAACCGTCGCGACGAATCGACCTGAAGACGCTGGAGACTCTGACAACGCATCGCCGCCAGTGTTGATTAACACGCCCGCGGTGGTGTAGAGGTAGAGCGTCAGGCCGGTTTCACCAGTAAGTTCTGGTGCTGTCCATGCAATGTCAGCCATTGTCGGTCTC